ACCGGATGGCCGCGCAAATTTTTAAAGTGGTCCCCCCCACTAACTCATGTCGCGTAACACGTGGACGAATGAAATGAGCTCCTCGTGGCTTAATTATTTTGTGGTCCCCTATTTAAACTTCCGCAGCAAGTAGTGCATTCCGCACTATGTGGGGATCCATTAGTAAACGAGTTTCCCGAAACCGTTCACGGTTTTACATGTCTGTTAGCAGTTATATATCTCCAGTTAGTAGAAAAGACTTATTCTCCTCACACATTAGGGCACGATTTAATTTGGGATTTAATTTCAGTAATTACGGCAAGAAATTATGTCGAAGCGACCAGCAGATATATTCATTTCCACGCCCGCTTCGAAGGTACGCCGCCGTCTCAACTTCGACAGCCCATATGTGTGCCGTGCTGCTGCCCCCATTGTCCGCGTCACCAAAGCAAAAGCATGGGCGAACAGGCCCACGAACAGAAAGCCCAGGATGTACAGGATGTACAGAAGTCCAGATGTCCTAGGAGGATGTGAAGGCCCATGTAAGGTCCAGTCTTTTGAGTCCAGACATGATATTCAGCATATAGGTAAAGTCATGTGTGTCAGTGATGTTACGCGTGGAACTGGGCTGACCCATCGAGTGGGTAAAAGGTTTTGTGTTAAATCTGTTTATGTCTTGGGTAAGATCTGGATGGACGAAAATATTAAGACCAAAAATCACACGAATAGTGTGATGTTTTTTTTAGTTAGGGATCGTAGACCTGTGGATAAACCTCAAGATTTTGGAGAGGTTTTTAACATGTTTGATAATGAGCCCAGTACGGCTACTGTGAAGAATGTTCATCGTGATAGGTATCAAGTTCTTCGGAAGTGGCATGCAACTGTGACTGGTGGACAATATGCGTCAAAGGAACAAGCTCTCGTGAAGAAGTTTATTAGGGTTAATAATTATTTAATAATTATGTTGTTTATAACCAGCAAGAAGCTGGCAAGTATGAGAATCATTCTGAGAATGCGTTATTGTTGTATATGGCATGTACTCATGCCTCTAACCCAGTGTATGCTACTTTGGAGATACGGATCTATTTCTATGATTCCGTAACAAATTAATAAATATTAAATGTTATTGAATAAGATTGGTCTACATATACAATATGTTGTAATACATTCCATAATACATGATCAACTGCACGATTTACATTATTAATACTGATAATTCCTAAATTATCTAAATATTTAAATACTTCAGTCTTTAAGACCCAAAAGAAACGACCAGTCTGAGGCTGTGAAGACATCCAGATTCGGTAGAATAGGAAACAGTTGTGAATCCCCAGTGCTTTCCTTAGGTTGTGATTGAACTGTATTCGGACGGTTCTTGTATCTTGGTTGATGAGAAATGGACGGTTCTGGTGCTCGAGTATCTTGAAATAAAGGGGATTTTGAATCTCCCAGATAAACACGCCAATCTCTGCTTGAGCTGCAGTGATGAGTTCCCCGGTGCGTGAATCCATGATCGTGGACAGGCGAGTGGTATGAAATATGAATATCCACAAGGGAGTCAAACACGTCGACGTCTGGTCCCCTTCTTGGGTAGCCTGTGCTGCACTTTGATTGGTACCTGAGTAGAGTGGGCCTTCGAGGGTGACGAAGATCGCATTCTGTAAAGCCCATTTTTTAAGTGCGCTATTTTTCTCTTCATCCAAGAACTCTTTATAGCTTGAGTTGGGTCCTGGATTGCAGAGGAAGATAGTGGGAATTCCGCCTTTAATTTGAACTGGCTTTCCGTATTTCGTGTTGCTTTGCCAGTCCCTTTGGGCCCCGATGAATTCCTTAAAGTGCTTGAAATAATCCGGATCAACGTCATCAATGACGTTGTACCACGCATCATTATTGTAGACCTTAGGACTAAGGTCAAAGTGACCACACAGGTAATTATGTGGACCCAAAGACCTAGCCCACGTGGTCTTCCCCGTTCTACTATCACCCTCTGTGACAATACGCTTGGGTCTGAAAGTCCGCGCAGCGGCACACACCACTTTCTCAGCAGCCCATTCTTCAAGTTCCTCTGGAACTTGGTCAAAAGAAGAAGAAGAAAAAGGAGAAATATATTCCTCGATAGGAGGAGTAAATATTCTATCAAAATTAGCAGATAGATTATGAAATTGTAATACACAATCTTTAGGTGCTGATTCCTGCAAGACTGTAAGAGCCTCTGACGTACTGCCTGCGATAAGTGCTGCGGCGTAAGCGGCATTGGCTGTCTGTTGACCCCCTCTTGCAGATCTTCCATCGATCTGAAACTCTCCCCCAGTCGAGGGTGTCTCCCGTCCTTCTCCAGGTAGGACTTGACGTCCGAGCTTGATTTAGCTCCCTGAATGTTCGGATGGAAATGTGCTGATCTGGTTGGGGATACCAGGTCGAAGAATCTGTTATTCTGGCACTTGTATTTCCCCTCGAACTGGATGAGCACGTGAAGATGAGGTTCCCCATTTTCAAGAAGCTCTCTGCAGATCTTGATGTATTTTTTATTTGTTGGGGTTTGTAGGTTTTGAAATTGGGAAAGTGCTTCCTCTTTAGTAAGAGAGCATTTCGGATAAGTGAGAAAATAATTTTTAGAGTTAATGAGGAAACGCTTGGGAGGCATGTTGACTAAAATAGAGGACCCGATTGACCGCTCTTGCAACTCTCCCCTGTATATTGGGTCTCAATATATAGTGAGACCCAAATGGCATATTCGTAATTTGGTAAAGGAATTCAAAATTTACACGCTCCAAAGCGGCCATCCGTATAATATT